TATAAAATTATCCCACACACCTAATTAATATTTCAATGTTATAAGGAATTTAGATTTATTTATCAACGCTAACATTTCATCTCGGATATTTAACAAATCAGTATCATATTTTGGGTCAAGTTGGTCTGAGAAACTTACAAAAAATTCTGTTATTCCATCCATAAAATTTTGAATACTAAGTGATGATATATCTTGAAACATAAGCGCAAATTCAGGGTCAAACTCAGGTCTACCATATTTACCCATCATGACTTCAGTAAATTCGTCAATAAGGTCTCCAAGTCCATCATATATTTCACCGTACAACCTGTGTTTCGCATCACCGAAGGTTTGCCAATGTAAGAACTTCCACTGAAGTTGTACTTGGACCAATTTTTTAATAAGTTCTTCTTTCATGTTAATAAATATCCTTATAAACAAAAAAAAAGGTCGTGAAGACCTTTTTAAGTTTTAGATTCAAAATCAAGGACTCCTTGTTTTTTCTGATTAATAAAATGTTGTACCCTTTTTGTCGCCACTTCACAATAATTAGGACTAAGCTCGATTCCAATCCATCTTCTGTCGAGAATTTCAGCTGCAACCAAACTAGTTCCGCTTCCAGCGAACGGATCCATAACAACATCATTCTTATAGGTTAGAATTTTTATTGCTTTGGAGGGAATATCCATTGAAAATGTTGCCTTTGTCTGTTGTTTAGTGTCCGCGAAGTATTCCCACTGACCGTAAACCAAACTCATAAATTCTTTCTTATCTTCATCTTTGTATACAGTCTTCTTCTTTGTACTACCATCTTCTTGTTCAACATCAACAATCTCAAATCCCCATTGTGTCTCACCTTTAACTTTCTTAATCCTATCTTTTTTGTAAGCAAGTATCACACATTCCTTTGGATTATAAATGTATGGTGAAGAAGGTGACATCCAAGAACCCCAAGCAGTGGTTTTACTTCTATGCGGCGCATTCTCATCAAGGTCAACAAGTCCATAAAATTTGAACCCAACCTTTTTCATCACAGACCAAAATTCAGACATGAATAATACTCTACCACCTCTATCTTGGACGTTAATTTCATATGGAATATTGACCGCAATCCTTCCATCATCTTTTAATACTCGGAAGGCTTGAGACAACCAATTCTCAGTAAATTTCCAATAATCATCCATTAATTGATTATCATCATGAGTATCATAATCAATTCCTACATTGTATGGCGGTGACGTAACAACCAAATCGATTGATGACTCAGGTAGTTTACCCATTTCCTCAACACAGTCACCATTTATAATTCTATTTGTTTCTAACATCGTAATTTACCTTCGTTTCTTAACTGTTCTCTAATTTTGGTCGCAGAAATATCCCCAACTTCTTGAGGTGGAATATGTTCTATAATATCGTATCCAACTCCTCTACCAAAATTAACTGATTCAATATCAGGAATAATGATAACTTTGACCCTACCTTCACCAATTAGCTCTGATAGTTCTTGTGAAACGTTATTATAAACTTCTTCTGAAGTATAAGGATTTTTATCGTCAGGTTCAATATCTCTTATACAAATAAGAACATTTTTACCTTCATCCAAGCATTGGTTCATTAACCATTTGTGCCCATCATGAAACGGTTGATATCGTCCCACCAGCATAGAATACTGTTTACCACCAGTATTTTTTAACTTGGGGTCTCCCTCAACGTGAATCTTTTTCATATTTGTTTTTAATTTGGTTTTATAAACTCCAAAATTACATTTGCAGAATCATTAATTGAAACATTCGTTGTATCAATATCTATATAATTTTCTGTTGGTGGTTCATAATCTTTTACGAAGAAACTTTCTCTGCCACGTATTTCTGTTGTATGAACATAAACTTCAATAAGATTATTACCCATCTTTGACTTGAACTTATCTCTCTGATCTTTATATGGAGACACCAAGGAAACAAATAGGTGTCTACCTTTGTTATGAAGATATTCTGAGATTTGTTGTGCAAGTTCAATATTCTTTCTACGCCCAACTTCAGAGTAATCCTTATTATCAAATAAATCCCTTAAATCATCTCCATCAATATGGAATACATCCGAACCCATGTTTAACATCATTCGTTTACATAGGGTTGTCTTACCTGATCCAGGTTGTCCTGTTAACCAAATTATCATTTTTCTAAATTTTTGATTTTTCGGTCTAAATAAAACGCGGCTTTCTTTAAGTCTTCAAGTTCTTTGACAGGATTTTTTTTACCCGCTCTTGCAATATACTTTACCACGTTGAACAAATATGCATCCTTATCTAATCCCCACGCTTCGCATACTTTAATCACTTCGTATACATTATCCTCACCACCATAATGATGAGGATGGTTTACCATTTCATTGTTCATTATCATTACCCCACTTTTTTTCAATGTATTCAACGTATCTATCATAATTTCTTGGATTATATAACATCCAAATGAAATAGATATCAAAGAACCATTCTATCTTTTTAATAATTTTTTTAATTCTTTCCAAAATATTTTTCAATAGTCTCCAATCTTTCATCAGCATCTGCTAACATCAGTAATGCTTCTTCGGCATTTGCATAGAAATCTTTGGTCGAATGATCTCCAATACCTACGCCAGTGTTCCCCAATAGGTCCAAAGTTAAAAGTGCTTTCGCCTTATCCGCCTCCGCTGAGGTCTTCAACATTTTAATTAGATTTTTATTCATAACTTCCATTTTTATAAATTAATTGTTTTTAAGATTTCATCATCGGTTTTTCCTTCGAGATGAAGATTATATATCAAGGAACAAGTGGTGTCTTGAAAAAGTAACATCTCACTTTTACCGTAATATTCTTTTAATTTACCTTCTTTAAGGGCTGAAACACATTGGTCAAGGGTCACCCATCTCTTATTGAAACTCATTTCGAAAATATAAGAATTTTAGTTCGTAGAGTCAAAGTTGTTTGTCTTCTCAAAATTAACCACTTGGAAAATATAAGACATCACTTTTCTCTTAATAATTGGAACCATTGTTTCTTCAAAAGGAAAATTCTGTGAGCATTTGATTTCAAATATTGGTAAGTGCTTGTAAAATTCTGTTTGATTCCATTTCGAATGGGTTTCAATAATTTCTGTTAGAGTTTTTTCATCAACACCACCTTCAGAAATTAATCCCAAGTATGTACGATTTGTAGATTTGTCTTTCTTATCAGGTCTAATTTCATACTCCCAAACATATAATTTTTCTTCAGATTTCCGATAGAAAAAAATATATCCTGACCCAGCGACCAAGTTGCTCTTGTTTTTCCTAAGATACAAGTCAATCGATTCGAAAGCAATATTCCATATTGATTTGGCAATGTTAAAGGCATCGAATAATTTTGGGCCTGAGAATTTCAGAGTCTTATCTAATTCATCTTCTTCTTTATCACTTAATTTTCTTGGTTTTTTTGGAGTTAATTCCTTAACCAATATTTCATCATCCATAGATTCAAACTTCTTGTTGGTCAATAATAATGTATTTTCCTTAGAAATTGATTGGATGTTTGCCAAGTGTAATGATAACTCCACGAAATTTGGGTATAGTTCAAACTTATCAAAACTCTTATCACATTTCTGTAGATAGTCCAACAATGTGTATTTGTTGTATTCAAAATCCAATGGCTCTTTGTAAAGCCATTCAGGATCTAATTGGAATGATGTTTTTTTCTTTCTACCCATGAAGAAATTATAGTGGTTAAAAACTTTTAATCAATTCTCATCACAAAAAATAAATCTCCATCAACAAAAACCTCATCAGCAGTTCCATCGTATCTATTAAGGGTGTGTCCGTATCCGTCAATATTTATAATTTCTTCAATGAATTCCCTTTTATTGATGAAGTTTGAAATATCTAAACCAAAATCATCAATAAATTGCATAGGGTCTCTTTTAACTTCAGATACATTATCGTCAATTACTTGGCTAACTAAGGTTTCAGGGTAGTCACCATCGGGGTCACCCTTTATCATTTCAATTTCCTCATTAAATTCTTCGATAATAACTTCCAACTCTTCGATTTTTCTACGGTACCACTCATCGTTTTCTCCCCCCAAACCCTTCAAGAATTGTTCAATACTTCTTCCAAGTCGGTCTTTTCTCATTTCAAAAATATCAACTTGTTCTTTTTGTTTACTAGACAACATTCTTTTATCGTCATCTAAATAACTTTCAGGGTTACTATAAACATCATCTTCATAAAAATCTCTGGCATAGGCTGCCACTTCTTCGTTGTCAATGTGTTCTTCTAATAATGAGTGGTAAAACCCTCCATACCCCTCTTCATCTATGTAGTCTTCGAGATATTCTTTCGCACTTGACATCATCTCATCGTCGGTACCAACTGCAAAAATTCCAACACCTTCTACCGCAAATTCATCTGTGTCATAATAAGAACCTCTATGCTCAATATCTGAAATAGAAACTTCATCAGGATCTTCCCCATTTTCAATCAACCACTCATAAAGGACATTAGTCTTTACGTCAATCATGTCCGCATAACCTTTTTTTGAATCTTGCTCAGGTAATATTCCTTTTATCATCGAAAATTTCATTAGTTTTTTATTTAATAAATATCTTTATGCAATATAATTAAAGTAAGGAACTATTTATAAACATAAACAAATTAAATTATCGTCACTATGGGATGCGGATGCAAAAACAATCAATCACAGCCTCAAGCACAACAGCAACAGCAAGCAACAACTCAATTAGCAAAAGAGCAACAAAATGAGAGTGTTAAAGCGGCCATCAAAAAAACTGTAGAGAAGTATTATAACGTAAATAAAACTTCTAAATAAGTTTAGGTGAGAGGGATATATGAAAGGGACAATTTTTTTGTCCCTTTTTATATTTATTGATATGGATTTTCAAGAACTTATAGATGATTTACACGATGGAGGAGATCTCGCCAAATCTTTTTTTGGAGATTTTCAAACATTTTTTGCCGTGTTGGATAAAAGAGGTTATTTAGACCAAATAGATATTGAGGATTCAGAAATACAAAATGAATTATTACTTTTCCTGAAAAAATCTTATCCTCAACAATTCAATCAATTCATAATGGATAAGTTAACCGATTTGGAAATCGATGAAGATGGTAGAGTATTCTTAGACCTTTCGGACCTATCAGACTTATCAGAATTATTTTGTGATAGATCATCAAGAGATGGTTTATCAAGGGTCATGGTTGAAGAAATTCTAAATGGTGAATTTGATAATTGGTTTGAATACACAACAGACTCAGTTTATGATGACGTTATTTCTGAATTGAATCCAAAGAATCATAAAATATTGGCAGATTACATTGTTAACTCGTTACAAAATACTCGAATTAGTCCTGAAACCGAGGTGTTATCCGAAATTGCCAACGAACAAGGACATCCTGATTATGTAACAGTTGATTCTTCAGTTGTCGAAACAATTTTGGATGACAAAGAAACAATGACTCATCTTTTGTCCGAAGAACTTCAAGGCCTTG